CCGTAGCGAGTCTTAAAGCCAATTTTCGGCTGGAAAGTTTCTTCACCGACCGCACGTACCATTGTGAGTGGAACGTATGGGCAATAGAAGAGACCAGCGTCATATGGGTTTGTGCCCTTATAACCAACGTTGACGTAATCAGCAGTTGCATATGGGTCAATGTAGACTCTCATGCGTCCGTTGAGTACACCAGCAAATGTGTTACCAGTGTCGTCAACCTGAAGAGTAGTTGACATTGCAGGTGTGTAATCCAACATGCCTGATGCAGACAAAGCAGATGCTACGTCTGATGAACAAATCATGAAGTTACCTTTGCCCCGACGAGTGTCTTTAGCAATTTGGTTCGCTTCACGCTCGATTTGTACAATCAAGCCCTTGAATTTTTCTACTGACCAACGGCCATCTGCATCTGTTGACAAGTCAAAGATACCAGAGTTAGCAGTGTTAGCAGTAATTGCACCAGTTTTAGCTTGGCTATTAACAGTACGGATAACTTCACGGTTGATTTCAGCCATGATCTCTGTTGAGAGAATGTTAGCCAGCTCTGTTTCAGCATCCAAACCATGAATGGCTTTAAGATCCTGAGCCAGTTCCAGTGAGTATTCAGCTTTCAGTGCACGGCTTTTCGCTGTGACTGTTGCCTTCTCAATGGTGAAGCCCATTTCTGCGAAGTCAGTATGACCATGACCTGAGCCTAGAGCTTCTGCGGATGACAATGGCATTGCTCCACCGAAGTCTGGACCAATACGGTTATCGTCAATTGTGCTGTCCGGACCTGCTACTTTACCAGAAAGACCTGAAGTATCAGAATCCTGAGTGCCGTTAGAATCACCGGAGAAGCCAGTGACTGCTTCGTTGAACAGTGCCTCATCACCTGCAGTTGCACCTGCACGTGTTGTTTGATAGTTTGATTTCATCGCAAAAATCAAGCCTGTTGGACCTGACATTGGCTGAACACCACACATATCGTATGCCATAAGGTTAGGCATTGCACGGCGGACAAGAGCAATAAGAACTGGGTTCCAGTTTGCTACCTGGCCTGTTGAGTTTGTTGGAGCGTCTTCGCTGAGAAGGCCTTCTTCACGAAGGGCGCGCTCTTGGTTTTCCAGAATAGCTGCAGTAACAGCTTTTCTATGATTGTCTTTAATTGCACCAGCTGACTCTTCATTCAGGACCGGTGCCCATTTTTCCATCAGCTGATCGTAAGATACAGTTTGCATTAGATTGGACTCCCTAATCTATTTGTTTGTTTTTTGGATTGCGGTAAGATACTGAGCCATAGTGTCAGAAGTTACGATAGGTGCATCTTCACCATCATCAGCTTCTTCGATGTCAGCTGCCTCAGCAATTTTCTTGGTAAAATATGATTCTTTAACGATAGCAACCTTTTCTGAAAAAGATTCTGCGTCTTCAAAATCAATATCTTCTACCAAAGAGTTTAGTTTCTCAACTTGAGTTTCAGCCAAGCCAGTTGCATGTTCGCGAACAATTTTTTCACGCTGCAGTAGTTCAACTTCTTCTTGCATTGAGATAGCTTTTGCAGTTGTAGCATTTAAAGACTCTTCGAGTTCTGCTACTTCTGAAGCTAGTTCGTCAACCAGGTCAACCTTTGACTCAGGTACTTCTACATAAGACTCTACAAACAACTCTTTCAAATTGTTCATGAAACCTTCTGCAATTTCAGTACGCAAGCCATTCTGGATAGCAAGTTTATTTTCTTCCATCCATGTCTCAACTACGTAGTTAAGATAGCTGTCGACTTTTTCAACGATTTCAGCCTTAGTAGTAGAAATTTCTTCGGCCAATTCTTCGTTGTAGGCTTCTTCAAGACGGTCAATTTCTTCAGCAAGTTTTGATTTAATTGCTGCCTCAAAAATTGTTTCAGCCTTTGCTTTAAACTCTTCAGACAAAGTAGCTTCTTCATTGACCAGAGCATTCAGGTCTTGTTGAAAATCTGCTTTGTACTCGATTTGTTCTTCAGCAATTGCTTCACCATCAAACGCATCAGCGTCTGTACTTGCCATGACAGTTCCAAGAACACCAGAAAGTTTTTCTTTGTTCATACCCTGCATCGCGCCTACAGCAGCGGCAATCATGCCACCTTTAGTCTTAGGCATTGGATCCTGCTTCGTATTGTCACCTTTACGAGCTGGTGCCTTTTTAGTTGCTTCACCGGCTTTATCGGTTGCACCAATTGACTGTGCTTCAGCGTTCTTCAGATCGTGAGCTTCTTCCACGACTTCGTTGTCATCGTCATGGAGTTCAACGTCCTGATCTTCGATTTGATCTTCAGTCATTATTGACTCCTTTTTTATTTAGATTTGAGCAACGAGAGGAAATTCTTAAACTCACGAACCTGTGTCTCATAGAGATCAGTTCGAGAAGCTTTCTTAATTTCAGTCTCTATCTTTTCAATTGCCTGAGCTTCGATGATGCCGTTGTTCCATACCCATTCAACTCCTTCCATAACCCCATTAACAAAAGCGCTAGGAGCAGATGGATCTTGAACAATATCGACGGCATTCAGGAGAAAATCTCCCTTAACCATCATTGCGCCACCACGATTCTCGAGGCTTCCCATACCACGAGTTGAAACGCCTAGTTTGACACCACCATCAAGCAAACCGCGAACGATCATACCCATAGGAGTTTCCAAAATAGTCGCCTTGCCCACAACATCATTACCTTTCCAATCAAGGGATTCGATCTTGTGAGAAACTTTATCTAGATTAACAGTAGGTCCTTCAGGGTGATTCAGCTCACCTACAGCACGGCCTTTAGATACTTGTTCAGTGACATACTTGTCAACAGCACTTTCCATTACCGGCTTTGGATATATTCTACCGTTACGATTCTTTTGTTCGGCTGACATGAATACACCTTCAATGGCATATTTTTTACCGCCATCTTTAGTAGCTTCAGTAACAACTTCTAATTGGTCTTCAGTGTATTCAGCTATCAGCTTCATTTTTTTAATACCTTTACAAATTCAGTTGCGGCTTTTTCAGCTTCTTTCTTAGACTTATATGAATCTAAGCGATCACCGTCAACGTACGCAATGAAACCATTTCTCTCTTTATATACCTGCACCTGGATCCGACCTAATTTCTTTTGTACCACTAATTGGCCTTCAGGTTTTCTTCCAGTCAGTTCTCTGAGTTGTGAAAATTTTTTCATTTCGATACTATTATTTATAAAAATTATTTTTTCTATTTAGAACAAAATTATTCTTCATTTTCTTCTTCTTCATCTTCTAGCGAGTCTTCTTCTTCGACTTCGTCATCTTCCTCATCATCCGATTCGTCCGACTCAAGCTCGCCCTCTGCTTCAAGGTCAAATTCGAGTTGTTCATCGTCGATATCGGCTTCATCTTCATCTTCAGCTCCATTAAAGATTTGATCTGCAAGTCTAATCTTTTCCTGATCAAGCGTATCATTCATTTTAATAGTCATAATGTCGCCAAATACTTTACTAGCACCATTATAATCTTTTTCAAGTGCTTGATTGATTAGGTCTTCTACATTTGGTAATTCAATAGCATTATGTGTTACGTCTTCACTCATTGTTATTTCCTTTTACATTAATATCAATACTATGTTTTTGTCCACCTACTGGAGGTTCTTCTTGCGGTTCTTCTTGAGGCTTTTCTTCAGGCTCTGAAGTTTCTTCACCATCTATTTGCTTCTTCATTTGCTGAATTTCTTCCTCAGTTAGTCTGAGTACATTATGCTGTACCCATTCTTTTGAGAAATATTCACCCACATAGTTAGCAATTTGATCAAGAGTAGCAATTCTTTCTCTCATTACTTCCATATCTCTTAATTCTACAAATTGATTATCTCTTACAAAATCAACAGATATGTTATTCTTCCAATTTTCCCAATCTTCTTCAGTACAAATACCTTTAAGTATAACTTGCTTTTTTAGAATTCCATAGAATAGATGTGCAAATCTCATGCGAAGTCTGTCAATAAACTTCTGAAACTTTAACTCATCTCTTGTAATTTCAGTAGACCTACCGAGTGAGAACTGCTGTTCTTGCTCTAATCTATTCAGAGGAACATTAAGAGATCTGAAAACTTTCTTTTGGAAGAATATGACATCTTCAATTTGACCTAAGTTTTCACCTCCAGGAAGAGTAGTAATTTCTGTTCCTTTACCGCCTTCACGCCGCGGCAACCAAAAATCTTCGAGCATAGACATATGCTTGCGATCATCTTTAATCTGG